ATTAGGACAATATTGCCAACAATGTGATTGTTCGGGTAATTTTTGTAGAAGATGTAATAAATGTGAAAAATGTTGTAAATGTAAAGAAGGAATTCTTGAAGAACGTCGCCCGAAGAAATATAGATGTTATAGTTGTGATGAAATAATTCAGGGAACTGAAAAATTTTGTCCGCATTGTGGAGTATCATTAAAGGATTAAAAATGATTAAACTAAAGATATTAATAACAGAAGCTGATTATCTGAAGGATGAAATAGATAAAGCAAAGAAAGTATTTTCTACATTACAAAAAATGTATCCTGATATACCAAAATTTCCACTTGAATTTAGAAATTTAAGAGGTAGGGGTGGCGGATATATTGAGACAACAAAATTACGAGGCGGAAAACATATTTTTATTAATAAAATGGTGATAGATAATAGTGGATTGTGGGGTAATGATGCTGATTATTCGGTGTGTCACGAATTTGCTCATGCTATTTTAGCGGCAACAAAAGGGTCATTGGCTCATAATGTTACACACGAAAAATTGACATACAAATTAGCGAAAAAATTCGGGTTGGTATAATAAAATGATAAAACTAAAAACATTATTAGAGGGCGTAGGTAATATTTGGTATCATGGAAGTTATAGTGGAGATATTAAAAAATTTGATACTCGTAGAAAAAAAGATAAAATGGGAACTTATTTTGCGGATGATAAGAAAACGGCGGAAATGATGCGTGGTGGAATGAGTTATCTTTATGATGTAAAAATAAATCCTAAAAAAATATTTGATGTATCAAAATATAAATCGAATACAAAATCACTTCCGGAATTTTTAGATTTATTACCAGTGAGTGATGATGGAAAACGACAATACATATATAACACTCCGGCGTATTTAGAGCCATATAATACATTAGAACATTTCGATAATAGAGAAAATTTAGTTTCAAAATTAAAGAAAAAGGGATATGATTCAATAATGTTTAATGAAAGAGGCGGAAACACACTTGTTGTTTTTGATCCAAATATTATTAAAATATTGAAGGTAGAAAAACTAAAATGATAAAACTAATGACATTATTGAACGAAGGTGCTATTGATTGAATAAAAAATAATATATTTTTCCACTTTTTTTCCACTTTTTTATTTTTTCCGATATTTATATGTAGAGGACAAAATAAAGGAGAGTAAAATGGGAAGAAAGAAAAAGTATCTGACTGAAGAAGAAAGGATACAAGCCGATCGCGAAAAGTGGATGCGATATTATGAGCGAAACAAAGAGAAACGACAAACGGATGCTCGTGAAAGGTATAGAAGAAAAGTGAGGAAAGAAAATGAATGAATTTTATAGAAATTGTCCTATATGTAATAAAGAATTAATCATGAGTGGTAAAGATAAAAAAAATGTTAAATGGAGATGGAAACGGGCAATAAAAAATAAAATACCTTGTAATTCTTGCTCTATAAAACTTGGTGGAAAATTAAAAGGTGATAATAATCCAGCTAAAAGATTGGACGTTAGAAAGAAAATAAGTGAAAATAACGCTATGAAAAATCCTGAGAATGTTGAAAAGGTGAGACAAATGGCATTACGGCCGGAAGAACGAAAGAGAAGATCAATACAATTAAAAAATAACAATCCCGCTCATAATTTAGAATTTTTACAAAAAAGAATTAACACATATACAAAAAGATTAGCAAATGGTGAATATAATACAAAAAGTTGTTTTAAGACTGGTTATTATGAAAAAAAGAATGGACAAAAAGAATGGTATGACAGTTCATTAGAGTTGAAAAGAATGGAGCAACTCGATCAATCTGGTGTGAGTTGGACAAAAAAACATAAAATAAGAATACCATATAAAAATGAAAATGGAATAAATACTTATTATGTTCCTGATTTTTTGATTGAAAATAATATAATAGAAGAAGTAAAGGGATGGTTAAAAGGCAACGATGAAATGAAAGCGGAATTGGGTATAACATATTGTAAAGAAAACGGAATGAAATATATTTTTATGTTAGGTGATAAACTTGATATAGTGGAGAATTTAAGTTGGCGATAATAAAACTAAAAGACCTTTTGTTAGAAGGCGCTAAAGAGAGCGCGGCTCTTGATCTTTTATCTGATTTAATTAAAAAATCAAAATTTAGAGGTAAAATTTATCTTGCCGGTGGGGCTGTGAGAGACGAATTACTCGGAATGGATATTAAAGATTTGGATTTAGTTGTTGAAATGCCTAATGGTGGAATAAAGTTTGCTGAATGGGTGACAAAAAAACTTGGAATCTATAAAAGTGGTAGCAATCCAGTTATTTATCCAAAATTCGGTACAGCAGCATTTACTCTTAGAGGTATAAATCATCGTGGATATAATCTTAGTGATATAACAATAGAAGTTGTAATGACGCGCAAGGAACAGTATCATGCTGGGAGCCGGAAGCCTGATGTTTCACCAGGCTCCCTGAAAGATGACGTTGAACGTCGGGATTTTACTGTAAACTCTTTACTGAAAGATTTAACGACAGGTGAAGTTTTAGATCTTACAGGAATGGGTAAAAATGATTTACAAAAGGGCATCATCCAAACAGCGCTCAATCCAGATGTCATCTTCAAAGAAGACCCGCTTCGCATGTTACGGGCGATACGATTTACAGTGAAATATGGTTGGAAGCTTCCATTATTTATGATAAAGGCGTTAAAGCGTAACGCATCGATGTTAAAGAGCATCAGCAAAGAACGAATAATGGATGAGTTGAATAAAATGTTAGTCAGCAAGTCGCCAGCGACAGCGATAAGATTATTACAAATGACTGACTTGAATAAGTATGTCGCCAGAGAGTTGGATGCCTTGAAGGGGTTGGAACAAAATAAGTATCACAAAAAGGATGTAATGGGTCATACGCTAGATGTGTTGAAACAAACTCCACCGGAATTAGTAACAAGGATTGCTGCGTTATTGCACGATATAGGTAAGGCGACAACCAAAAAAGTAATTGATGGTGAAATTCATTTTTATAAACATGAAGACATTTCGGTTGAAGTTGCAGAAATAATACTAAGAAGATTAAAATACCCACTTGATATAATAAAAAAAGTAACTGTTGCTATTAAAAATCATATGAGAACAAAACAATATGGAGGCGATTTAAAAGGTGTTTCTGATAAAACTATTAGAAAACTAAAATCGGATTTGGGAGATCATTTAGAAGATACATTAAATTTGATTGATGCGGACAATCAATCTCATGCAGATGAATATAATATGCCGGATCAAGTAAAGAATATTAGGAAAAGATTGGAGAAATTAAAAAATGAACCTGTTAAGCCAAAATTACCTGTTACTGGTAATGATATTATGAAAAAGTTCAATTTAAAACCAGGGCCTAAAGTTGGAAATTTAATGAATTATGTAAAAGATTTGTGGATGGCTAATCCCAATATAACTAAACAACAAACATTAAAAAAATTGGAAAAAATATATGATAATATATAAGACAATAAATTTGATTAATAATAAATTTTATGTTGGCAAAGACAAAAATAATAATCCGAAATATTTTGGATCCGGAAAAATATTAAGATTGGCGATTGAAAAATATGGAAATGGAAATTTTAAAAAGGAAATTATTGAGGAATGTAAAACAAATAAAGAATTAAATGAAAGAGAAATATATTGGATTGATAAATTAAAGCCTCAATATAATCTCGCAAGAGGTGGTTGTGGTGGAAATACATTAAAATATGCTGATGAAAAAACAATAAAAAAATATAAAGAAACTTGTAGAAAATCATATTATTCTAAAACAATACTTACTGATGGATATAAAAATAGGGGCGAAAAAATAAGTAAATCAAAAAAAGGTATTAAATTTTCTGGTGAACATATAAAAAATTTATCCATTTCGCATAAAAATCAAAATCCCTGGAATAAAGGATTGACTAAAGAGAATAATGATAATATTAAAAAATATAGTGAAACAAAAAAATATAAATTCTCTAATGAAATAGTAAATCTTATTACGTTATTATATAGACAAGTTTCGCCAAATGAAATAACAAAAATATTGAAGGACTTAGAAATAAAAGTTTCCAATATAGTTGTTAGACGAATATTAAAAGAAAACAATGTATTTATATCAAATAATTCTAAATTTAGGGTGGGAAAAGATAGAAATAGATTAAAATTTATTATATCAATATCGGATTTAGGAGATATTAATAAAAATGAAAAAATAAAAATTTTAACTAATATGTCCAATATATATTTTGAAAATCCTGGTTTGACTAAAAAACAAGCATTCGCAGTAATAGATAGATCGTATAAAATGAGTAAATAAAAATATATGTTATATTTATATAAAGAAAGTAAGAATTTTATATAATAATATAAACATGATGTAGGAGATAGTATTATGAGTAATGGAAGAAAAATATATAGTTCACAAAAAACATACAAAGCCGCTAATTTAAGAAAATTTGGGCCTGGAACATTGACGCCACTCGCCGCAGGAGCTACTGTTGATTCGGCGTGGGTTGGAACTACTGATTTTTCGAAAATAGTTGGAGTTTGTTTCACCGCAACATCAGCGTCTATGGAATTCCCAATATCGGGATCGACCGTAGGTGGAAAGTTTTTCATCACGGGATCTGATGGGACAATTTACACATATTCCGCGTCGTTGAATGCTACAGCATCTTTAGCTGTATTGATAACGAGCGCGAGTGTAGGTAGTCAATTTTTTATTACTGGTTCGGATAGTGTAATTTATACTTATTCTGCATCTATGAACTCCACAGCATCTTTAGCTGTAGCAATAACGAGTGCGAGTTTGGGTGCTCAATTTTTTATTACTGGCTCAGATAATTTACTTTTTTATACTTATTCTGCATCATTGAATGCTACTGCTTCATTAGCGTACACAATTACGACAGCAAGTTTTGGTGATAAATTTTATCTTACTGATTCTGATAGTACGATATATACATATTCAGCATCAGCAATTACATCTGTAGCATCATTAGCGTACACAATTACGACAGCAAGTTTGGGTGATAAATTTTATCTTACCGGTTCTGATAGTACGATATA